CTCGCCAACACCCTGATCAAGGCGGCGCTCGAGAATCCCCGTACCGACCCGCCCCCCAGATACGCCTATGTCGGGCCCTCTTTCGACCAGACCAAAGACCTGGTCTGGGGCTATCTCAAGCATTACACCAGCGCCATCCCGGGCATTCGGCATCTCGAAGGCGATCTGATCGTGGTCTTCCCCGGCGGCGCGAATATTCGTCTCTACGGAGGAGCCCTGGCCTATGAACGGATGCGCGGCATTTACCTCGACGGCGCGGTTCTCGACGAATACCCCCTCCTCGCCCCGCAAGCCTTCACCTCGGTCGTTCGGCCGTGCCTCGCCGACTATCACGGCTTCGCCATCGTCTCGGGCACCAGCGCCGGCGACGATCACTTTCACAAATTGATGCTCCGAGCCGAAGACGACCTAAGCTGGGACATCTTCGACATCAAGATCACCGACACCGGCACCGACGCGCTCTCCCTCGAGGAGGTCGAGGAGATGCGCAAGGATATGTCGGTCGACGAATTCGCCCGCGAAATGCTCAATTCCTTCGAGGCCCCGGTCGAGGGGGCCTATTACGCCGAGGCTCTCAACGACCTGCAAATGGCCGGCCGGGTCACCAGAGTCTCCCCCGACCTCAACACCGACGTCATCACCGCCTGGGATCTCGGAATCCGGCATCTGCAGGTGGTCTGGCTGTTCCAGCTCGCCGGCCGCGAAGTCCACTGGATCGACTACATCGAAGGCGTCGGCAAGAAGCTCAGCCATTACACCGACCTCCTGCACCTGAAGGCCAAGGTCGGGGGATTCAAGTACCGCGCCCACCTCCTGCCGCACGACGTCGAGGTGCGCGAACTTTCGACCGGCCACAGCCGCAAACACGAGCTCAACGGGCTCCTCGCCGAGCCGGTCCTGACCGTTCCGAATCACAACACCGAGGACGGCATCACCGCCACCCGCGGCGTCCTTGGAGTCTCCTGGTTCGACGAGAACGCCTGTCGCCGCGGTCTGGCCCGCATCCGCTCCTACCGCCGCGGCAAAACGGGAATCGCCGTTCCCGACGAGGCCGAGGACGCCGCCGACGCCTTTCGCACCGGCTGTGTCGGGATTGCCCTCGTCTCCTCCATGCGCCACTCTGGCGGTCGTCTCCGGAGGCGTATTCGAGGACTGGTGTGATGGTCGGCTCGCCCAATCTCACCGACGAGAATGCGAGCTGGATTGCAACCATGCCTGGCCAGGCGCATTTTGCTGTCAGCGCCGACCACACCTGCAGGGAATGTCAATCATGGGCGAATCACCGGGGCGAACGGACGAACTTGGGACTGCTGAAGGCGGGCCGGTGCCGGAAGGCTATGCTCATGAGCAGCGAAAAACTGCCGGAAGTGCCGCACCAGGCGAGGGCGTGCAAGCACTTCGAGGCAAACCCCACCCCGCCTCCGATCTAGAATCCCTCGACATGCACGCCGGCATGGACGAGCCCGAGCTGCTCGTCGGCCTCCTCCTCACCATCGCCGATGAGAAAGCCCGCACCGGGCGCCGGGAATGGGCTATCGTCGCTGAGATGGCGCGTGACTGTGTCGCCGTCCTCGAAAAAGCCAACGAGACGCCGCGGCGTTGAGCTTGTCATGATTGTGGCGTAACCCCTGATCGTTCAATTTGGAGGAACGCGATGCCAAAAGGTTTTATGGCTTGGATCCAGCCCGTCGAGGGATCCGGAGGCGAACACCCTGACCACGAGCTCCCCGGCGGTGGCGGCCGATGGGGCGACCATCCCAGCCAGGGGCTCCCGGGATTCCCCGGCGCGCCTGGCCATCCTGGCCATCTCCCCTCTCGTCCTGGCCGACCTGTAGACCCAGGCTATGGTCGCCCCGGCGGTGGTGTGGACCCCGGTTATGGGATTGAGGGCGGCGAGGACGAAGCTGGCCAATTGCCGGTCTGGCCGCTCGATCCGGAGCATCCCGACGTCGGATTGCCGCCGGTCGCCGGTCAGCCATTGCCTCCGACTGATCCGCCGCCTGGCACTGTTTGGCCGCCGCTCGATCTCCCCGGCGTCCCCGAAGGCAAGGCGATCGTTCTAGCGGCGATCATCTCCTCGACCGGCCACAAGACCATGCGCTACATCGTGGTCGACGTGCCAGAAGGCGGCGGTGAGCATCCCGACCAGGGATTGCCTGACGATGGTTCGACACCCGGTGGCGAAATCCCCGAACACCCCGACCAGGGATTCCCGAGCCCGCAGCCGCCGCGGCCAGGCCAGCGACCTCCGCAGCCAGGCCAGGGACTCCCGGGCCAAGGTCGACCCCCGACCGCAGGGCAACTCCCGGGCCAAGGCGGTCGTCCGCCGCAAGCCGGTCAGCTTCCCAGCGGACAACGTCCAGGCCAGCCGCCACGCCCGCAGCCGAAGCGATAATCCGCTGACCCGACAGGAGCTCGAGGCGCTTTGGCGCCCGAGCTCCGATTTCATAGGCCCGGTCGCCCCGCCGATGTGGCTTTGGCAGCGCGACCGGGAAAAACAAGCCCTCTGGCGCCGGATGCACGGATTGCGCTAGAACCACCGCCGGGTGCGCGGTGATGGGCGAAGGCGATGGAACGCCTATTTTATCACTTCAAAGATCAGACGGACGCCTCGAGCAGCGCCTACGATCCCAAGGATCCCGAGAGCTACAAGCAATACGTCCGCGCGATGATGTCGGACTCGAAGGATTACGAAAACTCCTTCCTCGCCATCTCCCGCCAGAACGCCCAGATGTATTATTACGGGATGGAGCCCTGGATCGGGCCCTATAATCCCGGCTCGCCCTATATCGGCGAAGATCCGAACGCCACGCTCGGCGAGATCCTCAACAAAGACAACACCAACACCCCGAACCGCAGCACATACGTCTCAACCGACGTGCGCGACGCGGTGATGATGATGGTGCCGAGCCTCATTCGACTGTTCGGAGCCTCGGAGGCCCCAGTCTATCTCGTCCCCAGAACTCAAGAAGAGGTCGACGAGGCCGAGCAAGCCACCGATTATGTGAATTATACTTTCTGGAACGACAATCCCGGTTTTCTGATCTTGTATGGGGCGTTCAAAGACGCTCTCACCGTTAAGACCGGATTCGTTAAGTGGTGGACCGACGACCACAAGGAGACGAAGCGCAAGACTTTCTTGAATGTGACAGCCGAACAGCTTCAGTTGATGCTGTCCGAGGAGCCAAACGCCAAGCTCATCGACATTGGGAATCCGGTTCCCCAGCCTCCGCTCCCGACTGCAGCGCCTCCCGCTGCGGGCCCCCCGGCGCCGCCTCCACCTCCCGCAGCATCGGCGCCGGGGCCAGCACCGCCGCCAGGCGGCCCGCCGCCTACCCCAGGCATGCCGTCTCCCGCGCCAACTGGGCCAGCGCCCCCTCGAGCGGGAGCGCCTCCTCCAGGTCCGATGCCCGCCGGCGCGCCGCCGCCTGGGCCGCCTCAAGGTCCACCGCCTGGTCCGATGGCTGGCGCGCCGCCGCCTCCATTGCCCCCATCCTTAACCCAGCCTCCACCGCCGGTGTTTGATCACGCGACGATCGAGTATGAGGAATCGAAACCGATCATCAAGGTCGCCGGCGTGCCGCCCGAGGAAATGCGCCTCGATCGCTATGCGCGGACCTTCAAGGACTCTCGCATCGTCGGCCATGAGCGGATTGTCCCCGTCGATCAGTTGATCGCCATGGGCTACGACCGCGACCTCTGCCTCGACCACGTCCAGTCGTCCGAATCGACCTTCACCGTCGAGCCTCAGTTGCGCAACGCCGCGCGCTTCATGGGCACCCGCATCGGCGACGGCGTCAAATATGGCGAGTGGTACGTCAAGATCGACAAAGACGGGGATGGCACGCCCGAGCTTCGCTATATCTGCACGATGGGCGACGATCAGGAGATCGTCGCGGACGAGGAAGCCAATAGAATCAAATTCGCGCTGTTCTCCTGCGACCCGGTGAGCCACACGATCGTCGGCGACAGTCTGGCCGACTACACCGAAGACATCCAGCGCATCAAAACCAACATGACCCGCGCGATTCTCGACAGCGCGGCCGAGTCGATTAATCCCAAGACCGTCATCAACGAGCTGATGGTGACCGTCGATGACGCCCTCAACGATGATTTAGGGGCGGTGATTCGGAGTCGCGGGAATCCCGCCGATACGGTGATGTTCACCAACACGCCCTTCCTCGGCCAGGAGGCTCTGCCAGTCCTTCAGATGCTGAATGAGCAATTGCAGCGTCGCACGGGCCTCAGCGACGCTGCGAAAGGCCTCGATCCCAAGGCGCTCCAGAGCTCCACTATGATTGGGGTCGAGGCAGTTATCAATGGTGCGCAGGAACGTGTCGAGCTTGTAGCCCGGGTGTTGTGTGAAACCGGATTCAAGGACTTGTTCACTGGCCTGTATAATGAGATCTGCGAGAACCCCAACCAGCAACGCACGCTGAAACTGCGCGGCAAGTACGTCCCGTACGACACCGGAACTTTCGACGCCTCGATGGCGGTCGAGGTGAACGCCAATCTTGGCAAGGGTTCGGATCTGACGCGCATGCTGGCGCTCAATCAGATCAAGCAAGATCAACAGTTGATCGTCCAAACCTACGGCCTCGGCAATCCGGTGTGCGGTATTCCCGAGATGCTGAATACCATCACCGACATGTTGGCGCTCGCCAATGTGAAGAACGTCGGGCGCTACTTTAAGACGCCGACGCCGCAGCAGATGATCGCCATCCAGAATGCGCCGAAGCCTCCGGATCCGATGCTGATCTCGGCCCAGGCGCAGATGGAGAAGGTCCGGATGGAGGCCGCCAAGGCTTCCAGCCAGCAGAACTTCGACACCAAGAAGCTGCTCTCCGAGCAGACGCTGCGCCACCAGGAGCTCCAGGCCAAGAGCGCCTACGAGATGGGCAAACTACAGGTCGACGCGGCGAAAGCGCATGTCGACCACGTCACCAAGCTCGGTCAACTCGGCGCGACGATGATGAAGAGCCAGTCGGATTCCGACCAGGCCGACACCCAGAACCAGCTTGACCTGGCGCAGCAGCAGCAGAGCTCCGACGACAGCGCGCGGCAGCACCAGCAAGCGATGAACGACGCGCAGTTGAAGGCGGCGCAGATCGCCTCGCAGCACATGCAGAAGATGGCCCAGATCCACTCCGCGCACACGCAGGGGCTGACGCTCGGGGCGGCGCAGCATCACCAGGCGATGACCGGGCACGCGGTGAAGGGCGCCCAGATCGTCGCCGGCGCGCTGACCGCCGACGCCGATAACGCGCAGGAGAGCCAGGAGAACAGCCTCGATCGCGGTCACGAGGCCAGACAGAACGCGTTCGATCGGAGTCATGACGCGCTGACCACCGCGGCGACGCTGAGCCAGCAAGAGAAGATCGCCAAGATGAAACCGAAACCGGGCGCCAGGCCGTGATCGAGAGGACTGATCCGGAGCTGGTTAAGGCGCTCGCCAAGGACGCTGGCGAGTTGATGGGGAATCGCGCCTTTCGCGAGGCGCTGCTCGATCTGCGCAAGCAATGGTTCGCCGAGATGATGAACGAGGGCTGCGACGACTTAAGGGTGCGGGAGCTGCGGGCAAAGATGATGGCGCTCGAAGCCATTCCACAGATGCTGCAGCATTTCATGAGTAGCCAGACCATGGCTCAGAGAGAGAAGATTCATGCCGGAAGGCTATGACGAGGCCGCGGTAGCGTTTTCGGCCGAGATCGCCCCGCAAATTCCGCCGCGCGACCAGCGCGGCAAGTTCGTCTCCGAGACGAGCAAGCCCGAACCGATGTTCAGCCCTCGGCCGATCGAGGGCGACCCGCTCACTGGAGACACGCGCGACGGTGGCGAGAATCCCAGGCTTCGCGCGTTGGAGAGGGAGGTCGCAGATGGCCGGGTACAAGAGGGGGATGACCGCCAAGTCGACGCACGATCCCGCCGCACGCCCGCCGAAGATGGGCGGTCGAGTGGCGAACGACGTCGCGCCAATGAAACGGAGCGCGATGATGCCGCCGCCGACCGGCGACACCCAGGAGCCGAGGATGAGCCGGAAGACATCTGGTCCATCGCCGCCGAGTCCGACGACCTTCCGCGGTCAGACGAAGGGGCCCCTGCCGAGCGGAACACGGAGCTCGACCCCGAAGGCGAAAAGTTCGAAATAACCGCTGACGGCGAGACGTTCCACGTTACGATCGACGAGGCGCTCAAGGGCTATTCCCGCGAGCAGACTTTCCACAAGCGCCTGGCGCAACTGAATCAGTTCAGCCAGGAGCTGGAAGGGAATCGGACTTATCTACAGCAAAATTGGGCGCAATGGGACAAGGCGCGGCGGGATTACGAGGAGGATGTTGCGAACATGCTCCCGCCCGAGCCCAATTGGGACCAGGAGTTCGCCACCGATGCTGTGATGGCTCACGCCAAGCAGAAGGTCTACCAGACCATCTACGGTAAGCTTGCGTCTTCACAGCAAGCCCGAGCACAGCGCGAGGCTCAAGCCCAGCAGGAGCGTGATCGACAGGTTCAGGATTACGCCGTAAAAGGCTTTTCGAAATTCGTCATGGACAACAAGATCCCTGACGAACCGACGTTGAAGAAGAACCTGCAGTCGATGCGGCGCACCGCAGCGGCGGCAGGGTTCAACGAATACGAAGTGGCCACAGTCTACGACCCGCGAATGCTCACGGTGTTGTTGAAGGCCAGCAGGTACGA